GCAATATGCTGGACTAATGGCTAACCCTAATGTCAATGCTGGTGTAAATGCCCAAAATGCTGATATTAATTTAGCAAATGGCGTTAATAAAGGGTACTCTATGAGTTCTTACAATAATGGCGGATTAACCGCAGCTGCCCAGCATTTGCAAGCCCAGGGCCGTGGACAAGATACACACCTTGTGCATATGACTACTAACGAACTTAATGCCATGCAGAAGTTGGCTGAAAAAAATGGCGGTTCATTAACAGTTAATCCACATACGGGTTTACCCGAAGCTGGCTTTTTAAGTTCAGTATTGCCTATGGCTCTAGGAGCAGTAGCAGCTGCAACAGGTCAAGAATGGGCTGTTCCACTTGCTATGGCTATGTCTGCTGGTGGAGAGTATGCTTATACAGGAAGCCTTACCCAAGGTCTTATGGCTGGTTTAAGTGCTTGGGGTGGTGCTGGATTAGCGTCTGGCATTGCTGGATTAGGTTCTGCAGCAGCTGATGCAACAAATCCAGAAGTTATTGCTCAACAATTAGGTGTTACAGGAGCAGCAACAGGTCCAGGCTCTCAATCAGCTATGTTAGCTGAACAAAATGCTGGTTTGGGAGCAGATGCCCTTAATGCAACAAAAGAAGCTGCTGCAGGGGCTATTCCAGCAGGAGCGCAAACAGCAGCGCAAGCAGCAGCAGCTGGTGCACCAGCAGGAACTGCCATTCAACAAGCTCCAATACAAAATCAATTTTTATCTGGTTTGCAATCAGGTAATGTAATGAATTACATGGGTAATCATTTAGGTCAAGCAGCTGCCGTTGGTGTGCCACTATTATCTGGTGCAAGCAGTTTATTCAAACAGCCCACAGTTCCAACTGCTACCACGTCAGGAAATACCAATCCTTTTGGGATGAAAACCATTCCAAAAGATGCTAATGGCAACCCAATTTTTTCTGCATCCAATCCTGCAGTTCCAAACCCGCATTATCAGGCTACTTATCCAAACTACGTTCAAAACCCATACAATCCAATGACAGCAAAGCGTGGCGGTTTAATGGATGTACACAAGTACTCGGGTTCATCTGACTATGGAAGTATGGTCCAAGGGTTGAATGAAATGCAAAATGGATTAGACATGGCTACACACGGCCAGGGTTTATCCGATCTACAAAAACAAATGATTGCTGCAGGGCAACAGGCATCTGCCAATGGCGTATATCAATTAAGCGATACTGAATATAACAAGCTGACCCCCGATCAAGTAATGAAGCGGGCTCATATTACCGTTGCCAAAGGCATTCAGCCAGTCGGACAGCTGGGCACATATACAACAACTCCTGTAGCTCAAGCTGCTGCCGAAGCTGCTGCACAACAAGATATTGCATCTAGCACAAAACCCACTTCATCAAAAGAAGGTGGTCTGATGGCCATGGCAGGTGGCGGTTCTCCTGTATACCAGCCAAGCTATGTAGATTATCAACATAACCCACTGGGTCCAGCTCAATTGCAAGCTGCCACTACCGCATACAACCATGCTGGTATTCCTACGCCAGCACGACCTACAGGTAACGCAACAGGCAGCGTTGGTTATGCAATTGATCCAACCAAAATGCAGGGATCACCCGCTTATCAAGCTATGCAAGCACAAATTGCAGCGCAACAAGCCGCACAACAAGCTGCACAACAACAGTCTGACGCACAGACGGCTCCTTATGCCTCTGGTGGCAGTATTCCAGATGGTCATTTAGGATCTTACTCAGATGGTGGACGTTTGTTAAAAGGCCCAGGTGATGGCGTAAGCGATGGCATCCCAGCTACGATTGGCGGTAAACAGCCAGCTCGTCTTGCTGATGGTGAGTTTGTCATTCCAGCCCGTATTGTTTCTGAACTAGGTAATGGTAGTACGGATGCTGGCGCAAAACGCCTGTATGCCATGATGGATAGAATTAAAGCAAAAAGAGCGAAAGTTAAAGATATTGCATCAGATACGAAAGCATATAAATACCTACCAGCATGATAATTTACGAAGATGTTGACGTATTCAAATTTGTGGATGAGTTTGAAAAACTCTTCCCAGAACACTACGAAGAGTTGTGTGTAACAAAAGAGTTCCCTTATGAGCCAGATTATTCAGCTTATAAGAGAATGGCAGAAGCAGGAATGTTGCGTTGCATTACTTGTAGGAGTGATGAACAACTAATTGGTTACATTATTTTTATAGTTACTCCGCATTTGCACTATAAATCTTGTGTAACGGCAATTGAAGATTTGTATTTTGTGACTAAAGAATTTCGCAAGGGTAGAGTAGGAATAAGACTGTTTCAATACGCAGAACAGGTGCTAAAAGACAGAGGAGTTAAGCGTATCGTAATGCACACAAAAGTGCATTTAGATAATACGAAACTGTTTGAGTATTTAGGTTACAAAATGACTGATAAAGTATTTACGAAAATGTTGTAAGGACAAATATGTATTATTCAAAACGCCAATTGTACGCCTTAGGTGAACCCCTAGGGAATTCTGTTACCCAACGCAAATCTGGCGGTGGAATGATATACGGTGGCGGTGGCGGTGGTAGCGCTCCATCAGGACCAACGAATACTACGGTAACCAATACCAATATTCCTGACTATGCACAGCCTTATGTCAGTAATATGCTCAATGCTGCACAGGCTCAAATTTATAACCCATCTATGACTGGGTTTAATTCTTATGTTCCGTATAGTAGCAACCCTTCGGATTATGTGGCTGGTTTTAGCCCTTTACAACAACAAGCTCAATCTGCCGCTGCAAATCTACAAACCCCAGGACAATATGGTCAGGCTACTAATTTAGCGGGTACTTCTGCTTTAGGTGCTCTTGGTACTACAGGACAAGCTGCTGGTTATGGTGCTATGGGTGCTCAAGCTGGTGCACAAGGAGCACAGCAATCTACACAAGCGGGTGGACTTGGTGAATATTTAGGCGGTCAAGGTGCCAATATTGGCGCTAGTTTGGGACAGCAATCACAAAATGCATCCACTGGCCCAGGCTCTGTAGCTTCTTACATGAACCCTTACCTTCAGCAATCTTTAGCTCCACAGTTGCAATTAGCTAACCAACAGTATGGTCAACTTGGCGCTCAAGAACAAGGACAGGCTACACAGGCTGGTGCATTTGGTGGATCTCGTGAAGCATTAATGGGTGGATTAAACCAGCAAAATCAAATGTTGGCTCAGAATCAAATCATTGGTCAAGGCTATAACACGGCATTTAATAATGCACAACAACAGATGAATGCCGCTAACCAAGCAGCGTTATCTGGTAATGCTCAGGCTTTACAAGGTGCAAATATGGGCTTACAGGCTGCTGGTCAGGCTGGCAATCTAGGTATTGCAGGAGCGCAAGCAGGATTATCTGGCGTTGGTGCAGAGCAAGCTGGCTATGGTATGGCTGGAAATCAAGCTGCTAACTTGGCAAATATTGGTACACAACAATTAGGCGCTCAACAGAATATTCTAAATACTCAAAATCAATTGGGTGGCCAACAGCAAGCCAACCAACAAAACATTATCAATCAAGCGGTGCAAAACTACGCTACGGCACAACAGTATCCATATATGCAATTGGGTCAGCTCAATGCAATGTTGCGTGGTTTACCAATGCAGCAGTCTTCTACATCTATGTATCAAGCAGCTCCAAACCTTGCTTCACAAGCTGGCGGTGTAGGTTTAGCTGGATTAGGTACTGCTGCGATGATGAAGGCAGTCAAGCGTGGTGGTGTAATTAAAAAAATGGCAGTAGGCGGTGCATTGCCAATGAATATGATGACGCAACAGCAGCTTGGTCAAGTTCAACAAAGCCCTGTTTCCACTCCTATAGCAAAGATGTATGCTCAAGGCTTAGAACAAACTCAGGCTTATGATCAAGCTAATCCAGAGGCATCTAAAGTATTTGCACAGCCATTAGAGGGCAATATTGAACAAAGCGCTGGTATACCAGCTCCACAACAAATGGCTAACATTCCCGCCCCTATGCAACAAGGCATGGCTCCTCAGCGCACTGGCGTGGCAGCGATTGGCACTGGCAACATGACCCAGATGGCTGGTGGTGGCATTATTGCGTTTGCTGACGAAGGCCAAGTAAAAGATGATTTAGATTTAAAGAGCATTATCAGAGATTCTTTAGAGAGCATGAAAGGCAGTAAAGTATCGGATGCTTATGCCCCTATCGCAGAAGAGCAACGGGCAAACATTGCACAACAAAAATCCATGATCATGCCAGAAATGTTAACTCGTTTTGGTTTAGGAATGATGGCCTCTCCAGGCGGTCAACCTGGTAGTGGACTCAATCAATTCTTAGCTAATGCTGGACGCTCTGGCGCCACTGCTCTACAAGGCATGACACAGTCAGAAAAAGACTTGGAAGCTCAAAAACGCTTATTGCAGACTGGCACTATTGACGCTGCCAAAGCAGACCAAACACAACAAGAACGATTGTTGGGCGCTGCAGTGCCTGCCTATGTTTCTGAAAAGAACAAAGAAGCTCAAATTGAGGCTGCTAAATTAATGCACCAAGCTGCGGCAGGGGATGCTGATACTAAATTAATGGTCAAAGCCCAGGCGCTCATGGGAACCGACCCATTGATTAAGAAATACCAAGCACAACAGAAAAACTTAGATCAAAATGATCCGCAATACAATGTGTTAGAGCAACGTATTGCAGAGCGTCAAAATCAAATTTACGATACAGTTGGTTTGAAGCATCCTGAAATTAAACCGAGCCAGATTCCTGACTATGTGCCACCTCCAGAAACACATTGGTACGATGGATTGTTTGACGGATCTAGCAAGCCAGTTACTCCAACACCAATTCCACAAAAAGTAGATACGAATAATCCGTTGTTAAAGTAAGGAAGTCCTATGCCTAGTTTGTCAGAGATCCTACAAGATCCAAACTATGTAAGCGCAAATGAAGCAACAAAGCAGGCTATTTTTGATAAATATTCTGCTACTGATGCTAACTTTACAGGTGCCAATGCGGCTACCCAGGATGCTATTCGTCAGCGATTTGGTGTAGCAGTTGCACCTCAGCCAGATGAACTAGGCCGCTACGATGCTGCCAAACAGCCACAAGGTAGTGTTACTGTAGGGCAAGCGCCTACACAGCCCGATACTGGCTTTACAGGCGCCTTATCCAGCGGCACAGAACAAATACAAGCTGATATAGCCCGTTTGCAAGGCAAATTGGGTATGAAGGATGTACGCCAGGCTGAACAAGAAGCCAAAGCGCATGAAGTGGCGGCTCGCAGAGCTTTTAAACCTACTGAAGAAGGATGGCTTGAGGCTCCTGGTACACATCTCAAAGAATTAGCTGGTCAATCAGTGCCATACATGGTAGCACCTATTGCGGCTGGTTTAGCTGCAGCTGCTCTTCCTGAAGTAGGTTTAGTGGGTGGTTTAGTGACCACTGCCGATATCGCTGCTGGCTTGGTCAGCGGCTTGCAGTTTACTGGCTCTAACTTATCTCGCCAAGTACAAGAAGGTCAAAAACTAGAAGATACTAGCCTGCTGAAGGCTGGTGCGGCCGCAGTACCACAAGCAATGCTTGATATTGTGGGCTTGCATATGCTTCCTGGCGTAGGCAAAATATTTGAACAGGCTGGCGTTAAAACTGGCGAAAAACAATTAAAAGATGCTGTAGATCGTAGTTTGTTACAACAAGCTGGTGATTACGCCATCAAAACTGGTAAGACAATGACGGCTGAAGGTCTTACAGAGGCTGGCCAACAAATATTTGAACGATTGCAAGCTGGCCTAAATCTTACCGATGAAGAAGCCCAAAAAGAATATTTTGAAAACTTCATTGGAGGCGCAGCTTTAGGCGGTGCTTTTGCTATTCCTGGCCATGCTTATACCGCCATCAAAGGCAAGGATCAAGCAGAAGTTATTGAGACGGCCAAAGAAGATGCTGAAAAAGGTGGAACAATCGCCAAAGAAGCTGCCGTACAAGCACAAGCTCAAACGACCACAGCTCCAACAACAGTGCCAGCAAGCGAGTCGCACGACACCCAGGCGATGCATGATGAATTGGGTGGCAAGGATATTACCCAGCCAGTAGAGCAGCCTGCTCCTAAGGCACAAGCTCCAGCCATGGATATGCAGCCTATGGTGGCTGCTACAACCAATCTAACTCATGTATTACAACAAGCCACAGTTGGGTACAACATTGCGCTCAATAAAATGACTGGCGCAGAGCAAACCAAGACACTTAATCAAGTCAAAACCTATTTAACCACTGCATTTGGCAACTTTTTAACGCCAAAACAAACCGAAGAGTATGTTAATTATTTAGTAAACGAAGGTGGCCTGGCTGAATCTGACATGGGCACGAACCATGGTTTGTTCGGTGAGGCTGTCAATAACTTTGGTGGTGTTAAACCACCAGAAAAACCAGCGCCAAAAAATGAAGAAATTAAACCAGAACCACCGAAGGCTGCAGAACCTGAGGCTACTCAAGAGCCTGAAGCTCCCGTTAAAGAGGCTGAAGCTCCAGCTGCGGCTGAAGAGGCACCTGAGACTGTACCAGAGCAGCCTGTTGAGTCAAAAGGTGAGCCAGTAGCTGAACCAGAAAAGATCACCAAACCCGATCCAAAATGGGACACAGTGAAGACTGGCCAGCCTGTTACATTAGAAATGTATCAAGGCCGTGGTGAAGATAAGTCTAAGATTTATTCTGGTGCTCAAGTAGCGGTTGGTGGTGAAGGCCAATACTATGCGCCTACTGGCGAAGATGCGGCCAACTATGGCGCTGTGACCAAACATGAAGTGACGCTCAATAATCCATTAGTGATTACGAATGATGACGAATGGCGGGCATTAGTCAAAAATCCAGCAGTAAACTGGCAATATGTTAATCCAACAGGATTAGATGAAGCACAGCTACAACAAGAAACAGCCAAACTAAAAGACTTTTTAACAAACAATGGACACGATGGCCTGGTCATTAAGATGGATCCTCGTGGTGATGAAGCAAAGACCCTACGCAGAGTTTTTGCCCATGACCAGGTTGTTTCGTATAAGCCACAAGTAGCCGCCAAACCGCAAGCAAAACCAGCCGTTCCAAAACTACAGGTTAAGCATACCGAATTTGAAATAGATAAAACACCTAAAGAGATCCATGATGAAGTCAAGGATATGACTACAGGTGAACAAATTGCTAATTGGCTGGTGGATAATGCACCGAACGATGCAGCTAAACATATTGCCCAAGGCATTCTGAAAAAGGTTAAGAGTTATGCCAAGCTAGGTGTCCCTGTCAGAGTCACAATGCTAGAAGGAGACAAGCGCAATCCTGAAGCATACGGTTCGCAACGCCCAGTATTTGATCCAAGCAAAATTGCTAAATTTTCACATTTCGATGTGAAATACAATGGCTTGAGCTCCAGAGGTCAAGCTGATGCTTACACTGGCACAGATTATGAAACCATCATGCATGAGATGGCACACATGATCAGTACGATGCAGATTCACTTTTTAAAGCAGTCTGCCTACTCAGGTGACAAAGCAATTTTCAATGAGTTAAAAAGTATTCGTCTAAGCATCATTAAACGAGTCAAAGAAGAACTAGCAAAACCAAGAGCTGAGCGTCATCCTGGTATGCATAATATTAAGAATGCTTTAGATATTGAATCCATCAAGGATGGAAAAGTATCTTACGGCAAACACTCTCTCGAAGAAATGTTTGCTTACGGCCTGACACAGGGCCCAGTACGGGATTTCTTTGCCACCATTCCATCTGGTAAAACTACCATACTTGGTCAGCTGGCCAAGGTATTTAGAAAGCTCTTGGGAATTAATCCAAAGTATCAAACAGCGCTAGATCGCTTGTCAGGTGTAGCCGATTACTTTATCAATGAAAGCGCCCAGGATGTTAATGCACTGGTAGGTAAAGTTGGAGCCAGCTTACAAAAGATAGATGAATTTCAAGCCAAAATTAATCAACCAACCAATATCAGGGGCGAAGCTGTAGAGCCATCCTGGTCATTAGGTGAAGATAGCATCAAGCGGCCGTTTGGTATCAGCGATCAGTTTGTAGATAGTATTATTTATAAGCTGCAAGATAAACATATCGATACCAAGCGTGTTCAGGAAGCCATTACAAAAGAAGCTGGCGAGCTCGATGATAAGCTCAACGTATACGATAAAGAGCAGGTATACCACGGCAAAGTAGCAGCAGGCATTCGTGAGTTCTTATTGCATGAGCTGATGCCAGCCGTCAAAGAGATGTACAAGCTCAAGATTAGCCCTAAAGAGATTATGGAGTACTTGCATAATCGTCATGCGGAAGAGCGTAACAATCGCATGAATGAGCTAAACAAGTATGATCCAATTACTGGCGAGCTGCGTAAGACCCCTTGGGAATTACAAGATCGTGCATCTGGTATTAATACTAAAGATGCCCAGGCATACCTGGCTGCTCTGCCATTGAAAAAACACGAGGCACTTGAAAAAATTGCCATGATGTTTGACAGAATGATTAGAGGCACACAACAAATATTAGTGTACTCTGGCGTAGAAACTCAAGACACGATTGATGCTTGGAATTCCATCTTTAATCATTACGTGCCATTGTTCCGTAAGGAAAATAACTTTGCCAATAAATCAACTGGCGGCCCAGGCACAAGCCGTGGTTTTGCCGTAAGCGGTAAGTTTTCTAAGCGGGCTATGGGATCAGCCAAAGAAGTAGTTGATATTATGGGTAGCATTATTGCCCAGCGTGAACGTGCGTTAGTACGGGCTGAAAAAGCTGAAGTAGGACGCTCCGTCTATGCATTAGCTCTGACCAATCCTAATCCTGGCTTCTGGCTGCCAGTCAATCCTGATGCCATTAAGAATCCTAAGGCGCTGCTTAAAGAAATTGTAGAGCTCGGATTTGATGTTGACGATGCTAAAGAGATCGTTAACAACTTAATGCAGGAGCCAAAGACCCGTACTATTGGCAAAACGGCTAAGATTGATCCTAATACAGGCTTGCCTACTGGCGAAACGGAAGAGGCCGTCAAACTCAAGGCAGACAATTTAAGCCGCTTCGGTGACAATGTATTCCCTGTTCGCATTAACGGCAAAGACCGTTACGTTTTCTTTAATAAAGATGACCCGCAAGCGCAGCGCATGGTTGCTGCATTAAAGAACATGGATGTAGAGAATATGGCGGCTGCCATGTCCATGGTGGGCAAAGCTACTCGTTGGTTTGCTAACGTCAATACGCAATACAATCCTATTTTCGGTGCTGTCAACTTGCTGCGTGACTTAGGTGGCGCAACGCTGAATTTATCGACTACACCGATTGCAGATAAGAAAGCCAAAGTACTTAGCCAGGTCATGCCTGCCATGAGCGGCATTATTCGAGTATTGCGTGACGAGCGCAGCGGCAAAGTTGAAGATTACTCAGATAACAAATGGGCGCAAGCATTCTACGAATTTAGGCAGCAAGGTGGCCAAACGGGTTACCGTGGTTCACTGGTTCGCAGCGAGCAGGAAAAGGCCATCATCGAACATGAGCTAGCTAAGATTGATGAAGGCAATACCAAGAAGTCATTTAGATATGTTTTAGGTGCGTTGACAGACCTCAACGACATGATGGAAAATGCCGTTCGAGTTTCCGCATATCAAACGGCTATAGATGCTGGTATATCTCAACAGAAAGCCGCTGTCATTGCAAAGAATATTACAGTGAACTTTGATAAAAAAGGCCAGCTGTCATCAAACATCAATGCATTATGGGCATTCTTTAATGCCTCCGTACAAGGTACAGCCCGTCTTTATCAAACACTTTCTGGACCAGCTGGTAAGAAGATTATGGCTGGTGGCGTGTTGTTAGGATCTATGCAGGCCGTGATGCTGGCCTTGGCAGGTTTCCGTGATGACGAGCCGCCAGAGTTTGTGCGTGAGCGTAACTTTATTATTCCTTTACCTAATGGCAAATACTTTGGCATTCCGTATCCATTGGGCTTTAATGTGTTTCCTAATGCTGGCCGTATTACGACTGAATTTATCATAGGCGGTGGCAAGCATCCAGCTAAACACCTCTTTAACCTTACCAATTCCGTCCTAGATGCGTTTAATCCATTAGGCAGTAGCACATTCCTGCAAACCATTTCCCCGACCGTATTAGACCCGTTTGTAGCCCTGGGCGAAAACAAAGATGCATTCGGTAGACCAATCTTTAGAGAAGGCAAAACAACTAACCCTACGCCTGGCTACACCCGTACTAGAGAAGGTGCTAGCGCTATCAGCAAACAACTGTCCTATTTCCTAAACTTGGCATCTGGTGGCAGCAAATATAGCAAAGGCTTTATCAGTCCTACGGGGGATGAAATTGATTACCTGGCTGGTCAAGTAACAGGCGGCCTTGGCAGGGAGATTATGAAAGTAGGAGAAGTAGGTCGTAGCGCTGCAACAGGTGAAGAAGTAGCACCATATAAGATTCCATTGGTCGGCCGTTTTTATGGCGATACCAAGTCTGCAGCTGCTGAAACCTCTCGTTTCTATACCAATATCACTCGGATGGCAGACTATGAGCAAGAAATTAAAGGCCGAGAAAAGCATCACGAAAGTGTCGGTGATTTCTATCGCCAGCACCCTGAAGCCCGCTATTGGGAACGTGCAAACAGTGCTGAGAACGAAATTAATGCTTTAAACAAAGAGAAGAAAGAACTTCTAGAAAAGAATGTTCCGAGAGAAAGAATACTTCGTTTAGAAAAGCAAAAGGTTATGAAGATGAAGCAGTTCAATGACCTACTGAAGAAGTACGAGTAAGCTCTACAACCACCATCCCCTTTACTTCATCTGAGAATACAAAGGTAGGCAGAAATTGCCTATCGTTGATTCCTAGGGCATCTGCCAGCCCATCTAGCCCTGATTTAATAGCGGCAACCATATTGTCTGCATCCCTATGCCTCTTATCAGGGGGATAAAAGGTAATTGTCATAGGGACTTTCCCTAATTTATCGCATTCTAATTTGGCTTCTAGCGCCAAAGCCCAGCACATTTGTCGATAGGATTTCTTGTACTTCGCCTTCTTAGCCCAATGAATACTGGCGTTGGGAGACAATTCTTTTGGTGGCCACGGAAAAACAACAATTTTCATAGTAGATGAATTAATATGGGTACAACCTATTGACATGATAAAAGTTCTGGTACAAACTGGAGCCTGATTTACTGCTAGGAAAACAAAATGTCCACACCATACACAACCAGTACTGGTTTAAAGATGGGATCTCGTTACCAAGAACATGGTACCACAGCTCCTGTTGATGACCCAGATATGATCCGCATCCAGGAAGCCCTGCTTGCGACCCCCGAATATGCCAGAAGCAAACGTATGTACAACTTAACCATAGTCTTAAGTACGTTTGCAGCGGCATTCCTGATGTTTGCTTTTTTCTTATTTAATTAAAGGATTATCATGAACTTACAAAAAGCAGTTCGTACTTGCCAATTTATATTGGTTACTCCAGCGCTTGCCAAAGAATGGTTAGCACTTAACGTCAACAATCGTGCCAAACGTGCTTGGTGGGTTAATTCACTATCTAACATGATGAGGCGTGGCGAATGGATTACCACTCATCAAGGTATTGCATTTTCAGAAGATGGCGCTTTATTAGATGGCCAGCATCGTTTAGAAGGCATTGTAGAAAGCGGTATTGCACAAGAAATGCTTGTCGTTACTGGCCTACCGAATGATGCCTACAAGGTGCTTGATAACGGCATTAAACGCACCATGTCTGACTTAACGGGTATCAATGCTAGAACTTCAGAAGTCTGCCGTATTCTAGCTCGAATGGCGTTTTCTAGTCGTGTGCATACCAGTGCCGAAGAATGTTTGAGCGTATACAACTCAGGCGTAGGTGAAGTAGCTGATGACCTGATGGAGTATTGCGGAAAACAAGTCAAGGTGTATTCTTCTGCACCATTAAAGACCGCAGCAATCTGTTTGATCTTAGACGGCCATAATCCACAATACATCAAAGATGTTTACTCCAACTTATGTCATCAAAAGTTTAATGAATTGCCTACTATTGCTTTGAACTTTATGCGCCAAGTTAATGATAACAAAGTCAATTCAAGTGATAAGCCAGATTTAATTGCTCGTGGCCTGAAAGTATTTAACTCAGATTACAAAGATTTTACCAGACTACAGATCAGTGATGCTGAAACTTCGGCTGCTGCAGCATATTGCAAAGGTGTAGTACTCAATATGCTCGATAAGTCACTTGCCTCTCAACTGGCTTTACATTAAGGAGAAAGAAGATGGAAGACGATATCTTTACACCGATGCAAAACGAAATTTTGAGAGCAGTTTTTAAGCAGATGGATGAAGAGCTTGGCATCCGCCCTTTGACTGATGAGCAGCTTATGGCTTTTAACATCAAACTTGAAAAGAAATCCAATGAAATTTACCAACAAGTATAAGATCCCACAGGCGTTCGTAAACGCCCTGCAGAGGCCGTCTTACAACAAAGGTGAGGCCCACCTATCGGTTACTCAGTTAATCAATAGCCCGAAGATTGTGGCCTTAGCAAAGAAGTATGACGATGAAATTGAGCAGGACGTAGCCAGCATGATCTGGGCCATGGTAGGCACGGCTATTCATGAGATCTTAGAGCGCCATAAAGAGCCGCATGACATTACTGAAGAGCGCTTGCATACTGAGCTTGATGGCTGGAAGCTGAGCGGGGCCGTTGACGTCCAGACGCCACACCCACAGGGCATGATTGTTAAGGACTACAAAACGACCTCTGTATGGGCCGTAATGAACGAAAAGATTGAATGGGAATATCAGCTCAATCTGTATGCTTATTTGGTAGAGAAAGTCAAAAAAATCTCTGTGGTCGGCTTGACTATTATTGCCGTCCTCAAGGATTGGAAAGAGGACGATGTGGGTTCTAAAGAGAAGTATCCTGAGGCCCCAGTGGTGGAAATCCCTATTCCTTTATGGTCTTTTCAAGAGCGAGAGGATTTCATAAAAGCCCGCATTGCGGCACATTCTGAATGTGATTTCGCCTTGGAAACTGGTGGATCCTTGCCTGATTGTACCCCAGATGAAATGTGGGAAAAGCCTGCGGTTTGGGCGATTAAGAAGATTGGCGGTAAACGTGCTCATTCTCTGTACGACACCCCAGAGAAGGCTATGGGCGCATTAGCAGACCTAGGAGATGCTTATGACATAGATCATCGCCCAGGTAAGCGCACACGGTGTGACAGCTATTGTGCGGTTAACAAGTGGTGTAAACAGTATCAAGACTATAAGGAGCAGCAAAATGATCGCATCTGAAATCGCAAGAGAGCTGGAGCGTATCGTAGCACCAGCCACTCAAGCACTAAAAGTTCAAGAAGACCAGATTGAAGGTTTATTGATCGCCCAGTACAACTTCACCATCACCATCTCTAAGTTAGAAGCCGAGCTGGCTGATATGAAGCAAAAGAATAATGAATTATGGAAAGAACTCAATTGGCGAGAAAAAGCATGAAAACACGTCAAGAAATGATTTATGACTTTATGGTTGCCCTGGCAAGCAATCATAAGGTTACCTACGGCAAGGATGAGTTAATTGATATCACCCCTGCTAACTATAAAGAGATAGCTCAAGAGGTTTATGATCTTGCTTGCGCTCTTACTCACACTGTTTTGGATAACTCAATATGAAAACATATGCAGAATTAAAAAAGATTAACGTCAATGAACATACCGAAAAGAAGGGTAACCTTACTTATCTGTCATGGGCATGGGCCGTTGATCAGCTTCTCACGAATGACCCTACCGCTACTTGGGCCTTTGGTGCGCCAATAGAATACAACGAAACTATGATGGTTAGCTGCAAAGTCTATGCTTTTGGTAAGACCATGGAAATGCAATTACCTGTCATGGACAATCGTAACAATGCCGTGCGCCAACCTGACTCACGCAGAATTTCTGACGCACAGATGCGCTGCTTGACAAAGTGTATTGCCTGCTTCGGTATTGGCCTGTACATCTATGCGGGCGAGGATATTCCAAGCGATGATGAGCCACCAAAGCCCGTACATACGCCCAGACCACAGCCTGTTATTCCTCCTATCAAAATGTCCCCTGCCAAGATTGCAGGCAAGCATGGTGAGTTTCAGATTGTGATTGATCCGCCACCAGAAGGAGAAAAAGCAGATTGGCTCAAGTTGGTTCAGGATTCATCCCATATGTTGCTAGACTTATGCACTAGCGATGCCGATGTTCTGACGATATTTAAAAAGAACAAAGTTCTATTTGATACCGTCAAAGCAGCTGACCCCGTATTTTTTGCGAATATGATGGTCAAATTTACCGAAGTAAAAAACTCATTTAAAAAGGATTAATAATGACTTACGAGCAAAAACCAAACTCAGGCGCAATGTTTGCCAACTCCAATAAAACTGGCAGCCAGCCAGATATGCGTGGCGATCTACACATTGATAAGACTTTTATCATTGAGCAGATGGATAAATCCAAAGGTCCATTGGTTAAGATTGCAGTAGCAGCCTGGAACAATACTTCTAAGAATGGCATGAACTATCTTTCGTTGAAAGCGTCTGAGCCATACGAAGCACCAGAAGGATCTAAACCAAAGAACCCTTGGGAATAATCATGAAATTATTAAAAAAGCGTGGCCGCCCAGCCAAAGCAACGCAACAAGAAGTTGATGCAGCATTTGATCAAATGGAGCAAAACGCCAGGGCAGCTCATGAGGCTAACATTCAGCGGTTGATTGCCGAACGTGCGCCCGTGCACTGGGAAGAAGTAGCTCAGAAACAAGAAGTAGAGCTTAGTGTTCTACGCCAGGAAAATGAAGAGCTTGCCCGAATCTGTGTTCAGCGTTACGAAGAGATTGATAAGTGGAAGTTTGTTATCAAATACCTGGAGAAACAAATTGCAGACCTTAAATTTTGAGGGAGTCAAGGTTGGGCTTAAGCAAGACAAGACTGGCTATGTACTGACTTTATCCATGCATCCTGACGATATTCCTGATGAACTAATTAGGGATTTTGTCGGGGCACGGTATCAAGTAGTCATGGTCAGGATTGGCGATAACGAACAGCCTATCAGCGCTGAAATGTATGCGGGTGATAAAGCTATTCGTATCGCTGGCTGGTTATGCCGTGAGCCCAAATTTTGGAAGTTTTTGCACCACGATGACCGCATTATTGATGAAGATGAAGAGGAGGCTACGGAGTGGTTGCGTAGCTACCTTGACATCCAATCTAGGTCTGAACTTAAAACCAATCGTGAAGCTCAAATACTGTTAGATAAAATAAGAAAAGAATACTCAGCATGGATACAAAAAAACTAATACCATACTCAGTGTATTTGCCAGAAGATCATCACGCAAAGCTGAAAGGCTTTGCTAAAGATCGGAAGGCATCTGAGTTAATTCGTAACGCCATTGGAATGCTGGTCGATGGCACGGATGTATACACATCAGGTTATAACAAAGGCATAACAGATGCAGCCAAAGTAATATATGACTGCGAAGAGGCCCAGATGATTGCCGTTAAAGGTAAAGATTTGGGCGTAGTACTTTCCGAAAGGATTCAGGAGCTGGCCAAATGAATAGATACGAGCTACATATTATGGCGCAAGAAACCAGTTATTTGATATTTGAAGTGGAGGCTAAAGATGGAGACTCTGCAATCAAAAAATTAAATAAAAAAATTATGCAAACTGATCCATTGGAACGCAAAGTCTTGAACATTGATTTTCAAAAAGAGCAAAGCAAAGTTTATTTGGTTGAAACAAATATTAAAAAAGCTCGTAAAAAGAAGTCTGGCGTAGATTATGGCGGTAATGGTTATTCCCATGTAGCTTGCCCATCCTATCCAAACTGCGATTTGGGTCCTATGGGTTGCCGACTGGCAATGGGCGATGAAGTAGAAGAATATGGAATGAGAGATTAATATGAGCGATGTAATACACAACACCATGCTTGATGAGAAATTAAAGGAAGATCCTTCTAGAAAAATTGCCCTAGAGATATTTCATTTATTGGCGCCAAAAGCAGACGTAGAAACCAATACCATTTTATCGGCCGTGTCGATGGTGTTATCAACCATAGCCGTGGAGATGGGCATGGAGGAGGAAAAGGCCGTATACGCCTTTACTAAGTCTTTTCGCCATGCTAAGAGCCGTTTAAAGAATATTGTCAGGCAGGTGCACTAATGAATGAACAAGACCTTCGGGATTGCTTTGCCATGTTTATTTTGAACGGCCTGCTGTCCAGGTTGCCATCAGAAGAGATTGAGCCAGCTAATATTTGGTACCTGGCCGATGCCATGGTGGAAGCCAGAGATTCTAAACCAGCTGGATTGCCGCCTATCAAACGGAGAAAGAAAAGTGAAGCTTAAATACTGTTCTTCTTGTATGTCGTTTCAGCCTGAAGAAACTGGTAAAGTAGTGCCAACCGCCAATAAAAAGGTGACTCGTTTTAAATGTGCAAATTGTTTAAAGAAAATTAGCGAGCGTAGGTTCGCTGGGAAAGGAACTAAATGACAACTTTTACTACCGAAGACAGACTGGCATCTATGAATGCCTTTGAACTGGCTGATGAGATGGAAAAGGATTTAACCTGGGTTCAGAATGATGAGTTTAAAAAGATAGTAACCAATATGTTACGCATTCAAGGAAACGCTATCATAGAGCTGCAAGTATTGTTTGATAAAGCTTTAAAGAACTGGGCTAAAGATAGCGAAAGGGCAATGAAATGACTTGGAATCTTCGCTTAGTAAATGTCACAGATCCTGAATTTCCTGAGGACAAATGTATTGAAATATGCGAAGTATATTACGACCAAATTGGAAAGCCTTTGGGTTACTGCACGGCCACAATGAGCGGAGAAAGTAAGGAAGATATTAAACAATATTTGCAGTGGGCCGTAGAAGCATTGGAAAAACCTGTACTTACATTTAAGGATAAACATGGAAATCACAGTAAAAATTACAAAGGAAAATAAAGATGGCTCAGCTGACGCTCTCGTTAAATTTGACAAGCAAGGACTCGAAACGCTCGTGCAATGGGGCCTTATCAGTATGCTTAAGCAAACAATTGATGAATACGCCACTGCCGACCAAATTAATGCACGAGATAGCGCTAAGCCTTCTAAAACAGTTAAAGGAAGAAAGCCAGCAATCAAACCCGCAAAAAAGAAAAAAGAAATTGACATAGACGGATGCTGCTAATGAACAGTGAAAAAGAATCTAATTTTGTGATGACTCAAAGAGAAGTTGCTCAAACTTTGGGTATCGGTCGTGGGCTAGTGGCGTATATCGAAAGAACAGCCATGGAAAAGATTAAAAATACTTTAGAAAAGCATGGCATCAAGCCATCTGATTTATTGAATGTGAGAGAAAAATGAGAGACGGTGGGAAGGGCGATGCACCACGGCCATTAGGTATTCCTATGGAAGAGTTTGATAAAAAGTGGGATGACATATTTAAAAAGAAAGAAGATATATCATCCGTTGATATAGATGTCGAGGCCGAGCAGGGCGAAGTCAGTGTTACTGTTACCAAGACCTGGAGCTTTTAATGAACGCAAATGAACTGGCCGATGAATTAGAAGAGTTCGCAAACCCACTAATGAGCCAAGCAGCCACTATACTACGCCAGCAACAAGCTGAAATTGAGGCGTTGAAAAACAAAATAAAAAGTTACGAAAACTTAGGAAATATGATGCTTGACGAATTATTAGAAAAGGCACAAAAATGAACGCAAATGAACTACCAGCAGAACAATTAGCTCAATGGTGCGATGAAGCATCACAGGAATATGGTAATAAACCACTTGTTGAGGTAGCCATCCTACTACGCCAGCAACAAGAAAAGCTAACCAAGTACGAACTA